TCCACCGGGACCGGCACGACGGAGATCTCGAAGGGCTCCCAATCCACCGCGCGGTGGACGGTCTCGCCGGTGGCGGGGTCGGCCCGCGGCTCGTAGCGGTGCACGCGGTAGCCGACGCTCACCGCCCGCAGCGTGCCGTCGGCGATGCGCTGCCAGACCGGCTCGACGTCCGCGGCCGTGCTGAACTGCAGCGTGGCGTAGCCGCGGCCGCGCTCGAGGCGGGCGGCGGTGACGCGACCCAGCACATCCCTGGCTCCACCGCGGCGGTGGGTGTCGAGCACCGGGGCGCGGCCGGAGCGGAGTGTCTCGATGCGCACCGCGTTGGGCGACATCTCCAGCTCCTCGGTGATCAGGCCGAGGGAGGGGACGAAGTTGCGGGCGCGGGCGCCGGTGGACCACACCACCTCGACGGTGCGCCCGGCGCGATCCACGGTGGCGGGCGCGGTGATGGCGCGCTGCGCGACGATCGACTGCCCCGGGGTGTGAACGGGCGCGACCGGGGCCGGTCGATCGGGCGCAACATCCTGGTCCGGCGCAGGGTCTCCCCCGCCCGGTTCGGTGGTCTCGGTCATGTGGATATCCCTGGGGAAAAGCCTGGGACGATCTGTGGACAGGCGACGCTCAGCCCGGCTCCGCCTGGCTCGCAGTCGGCTGGCGCAGTGGAGCCGCCGCCCCCGTCGCGGCGATCTCGACGGCGGCCATCTGGGCGGCGTCCTGGGCCGCGCCGGACTTCGCGACCCGGCGCGGATCGGTGTCGAGCGCGAGGCCGGCATCATCCAGCAGCGCGTTGGCCTCGCGGATCATTTCCACCGCCGCGCGGAAGTCGTAGCCGAAGGCACCGGCCGCCTCCGGCTGCGGCACGAAGCCGGCGCGCACCTGGGCGATCAGCGCCGCGGTATCCTTGAGCGGGTCGATCATCTCATGCGCCGGCGGCACGTGGCTGACGCCCCCCGGCATCTCGGCGCCCCACAGCCCGAGCAGGGCGCCCTGGGCGTGGAACCGCTCGGCGATCGGGCGGACCAGCATCGGGATCAGCATGCCGTACTGCACCTGCTCGCAGAGGCGGCGGAACTCGATCTTGCCGGCGCGGAGGGACGAGTAGTTGGCCTGCGTCAGGTCGCCGGAGACCTGGTCATAGGTCAGGCCGGTGCCAACCGCGGCCGCCTCGAGCGCCCGCCGCGCAAAGGCAGCGTGCGATCCGCCCCCGCTCGGGTTCACCACCTCCACGCTGCCCATGCCGCGGCGGTAGAGGATCATCCCCGGCTCGAAGCTCTCGACCGCGCGGCCCTGGGCGTCCCGCAGCAGGCCCGCCGCCGCGCCGGTCAGCGCCTCGTCGCCCTCCTCGGTGACGACCGCGGCGAGGCAGGCCTCGATCTTGGCCTTCATCAGCAGCGCCGCCTCGTAGTCGCCGAGGTCGCGCAGGCGCAGCAGGATGGGCGCGAGCCAGGAGACGTCGCGCAGCTGCCCGGGGCGGCGCTTGCGGTAGATGTGCAGCACCTCGCTCGCCGCGATGCGCTGGCTGTCCTGCCAGGTCCCGCCGGGCAGGATCCCGGCGGCGCCGGGATGCACGCGGTGCAGCCAGTAGCCGACCGGCTCGCCGGCCTCGCCGAGGGCGATGCCCTGGATGGTCGGGGCGCCCTCCACCATGCCGTTGCGCGCGGTGTCGAGGTGGTCGCTCTCCAGCACCTGCAGCCGCAGGCCGATCGGGTTGGCGGCGGAGGGCGGCACCAGCAGGAAGCGGACGAAGCATTCGCCGCTCTCGACGACGGCCCGCATCACCAGCGCCTGCAGGCCATAGAGGTCCAGCCGCCCCTCGGCGTCGCAGGCGGTGCTCTCGGCCCAGCGCTGCCAGGCGCGGCGATGCGGATCGTCCGGCCAGCGGGTGGTGATGCCGGCGCCGACCGCATTGCCGGTCCACAGATCGACGATGCGGCTGGCATAGGGGTCGTTGCGCACGGCGTCGCGCGCGCGGCGCGCCACCGTCGCCGCGGCCATGCCGATTTCGGCATTGGCGCTGCCGCCGGAGGGCGCCCAGGCGGAGGCGCGATGGTCCTGCGCCGCGGCGTAGCCGCGCAGCGCCGCCCAGGCGTCGCGGAGGCGGCGGGTCATGCGGTCGATCACGAGCCACCGCCTCGCGAGAAGGACGCGAGCGTTGCCGCCGGCCTGCGCGCTGCCGTCGTCTCGGCGCTGCGGAGGACGGCGAGCGCCCGACCAAGCTCGTCGAGGCTGCGGTACTCGACCGTGCGCCCCTCGAAGCTCACGCGCGTGGTGCCGCCGGTGTAGGCGGCAGCGAGGGCGGCGGCGCGGCTGCCGGGGGGCTGCGCCAGCGCCCAGGCGAGGACGGCCGGGTCCATCACGCCGCCCGGAGCGTCGGCAGCGGCGCCGCCGCGTTGACGAGGTAGGACAACCCGCTGGGCGGGTTCGGCATGATCGGCGCGCCGGCCTGGTGCGTCAGCGGCGCGAAGAAGCCGTTCTCGCTGCCCGTCGTGCCCCCGCCGGCGCCGCCATCCCCCGCGGCCGAGCCGAGCAGCAGCGTGTTGCCGCCGCTGAAGGCCTGGGTGGAGGTCCCGCGCACCGAGGGCGCGCCGGAGAAGCACAGCAGCAGCCACCAGATGCCGGCCGAGATCCAGCGCGGCTGCGCGAAGGGGCAGACCGCCGCGCCGGCGGTGGTGGTGTCGGCGTCGGCCAACGCCTCCTCGATCAGCGGCCCCGGCCGGCCGGTGCCGTGGTCGGCCGCCAGCGCCATGCGCAGGAAGCCCGCCGCACCCGTGGTCACGTTCACCGCCATGGCCGAGAACAGGCCCGGCCGGGCGAGGACATAGGGCACGCAGTAGAGCCGGTTCGCCACCATCGCCACCGCGCCGCCCACCGCGCGCGCATGCTGCGAGGCGTAGAACCGCCCCGAGACGTAGGGCAGCATCGCCGGGCTGGGCGGCAGGTGGTGCTGGAACAGCGCGGTCATGCCAGCGGCCGGATGCCGAGGGTGAGCAGCCGCTCTGCCGCCTGGCTCACCGGCGCGGCGGCAAGGCCGGAGCGCAGCCGCAGCCAGCGCCAGCCCAGCAGCAGGGTGGGCGGCAGGGTGAGCGCGCGGCCCGCGGCGACCGTCAGCACCACCTCGTTGCCGAGGTGGTCGTGGAGGTCGGCCCAGGCGGCGGGCTCGCCCTCGTCCATCGCGCCCTGCAGGGTCAGCGGGGCGTCGGTCCAGGCAGCGGGCAGCAGCAACAGGCAGACGCCGTAGCCGACGCTGGCGACCGGCGCGCTCAGCGCCTGGCCGGCGGCGATCGTGGTGCGCACCGGGACGATGGCGGTCATGAGGCTCTCCAGATCAGCGCAGCCAGCGATTGCCGTGCGATGGCAGCCAGCCGCGGGGTCGGGTGGCGACAGGCGCCGGCGCATCCGGCGTCGTGGGTGGCGTCGGCTCCGCCGCCGGCAGCGACAGCGCGTCGGCCAGCCGCGCCCAGCGGCCCTCGCCCCAGCCGTCCATGCCGAGCGCCGCCGCGGCGGCGCGGGCGTAGACCCGGCAGTCCAGGGCTTCGTTGCGCTCCCTGGTCTTGACCCACTCGAGGCGGCGGAACCCGTTCCGGCCGGCGCGCGCCACCAACTGTTCGGCGGTGAGCTGGCGGCAGAACTCCTCGCCCGCCGCGTGCACCGGCAGGTGCACGTAGCCCGGCGGGAACGGCTCGCCGCTCTCCGCCGTCGGCCGGTCGAGCTTCAGCCAGCCGTAGGTCTCGGCCTTGAGGAAGGACGAGCCGACCGGCCAGAGCTTCAGCCCGCCGAGCTTCCGCCCCTGCCGCCGCACCTCCGTCGCCGCCGGCTGGCCCACGGCGGCGCGCAGCCCGTCCTGGCCCTTGACCGCGATGGCCCGGCCCGACCCGGCGCGGCGCACGAAGGCGTAGACCTCCGCGGTGGTCATGCCGTCGCCGCTGTCGATCGCCGCCATGGCGATGGGCAGGCGATGGCCGGAGGCATGGCGCCAAGTCTCGCCGAGCAGCCGCCGCAGCTCCTCCCAGACCGCCGCCTCGAACGGGTTCCCGGCCAGCACCCGGTGCTCGATGAGCCAGGACTGCCGGTCCTGCCCCCAGGCCCAGACGCTGGCCTCGAGGCGGTCGCGCTGCACGTCCACCCCGGCGGTGAGCAGCAGCCCGCCCATGGGCAGGGTGCCCGGCTCCCACTCTTCCCGGCGGTCGTAGAGGCGCTGCCAGTCCGGCGCCTCGCCGCTCTCCTGCCAGGCCTCGCCGAGCACGGTGTTCCTGAAGGTCTTGATGGCGCGGTCGTCGCCCTGCGCCGCCTCCCACTCCCGCGCCACCTGGCTCCAGGCGAACCAGCCGACCGGCGAATAGAGCGCCGAGAGATGGAAGCCGATCGCGTGCGGATCCCCTGCCTCGGCGGTCGGGCGCCATTCCCCTGCGGCCAGCATGGCGGTCTTGTGCTGCTCGCCAATCTGGCCGTCGCAGGCCTCGCAGAGATAGCGCGCCGTCTCCGGCGCGCCCTTGTCCCAGACCAGGCGCTCGAAGCGCAGCCACTGCATCGTCCCGCAGTGCGGGCAGGGCACGAAGTAGCGCCGCTGGTCGGTGGCCTGGTATTCGCGCTCAATGCGCGACAGCCCGGCGATGGTGGGCGTCGAAACCAGCAGCGTCTTGCGCCGCCAGCCGAAGGTGCGCGCCCGCGCCTCGGCCAGCGCCACCGGGTCGCCCTCGCCCTCGACGTCGCCCGGGTAGGCGTCGACCTCGTCGAGGAACAGGAAGCGCGCCGACATGGAGCGCAAGCCCACCGCGCTGTTGGCGCCGGTCATCACCAGCTGGCCGCCGGGGAAGGA